TCTTGTACCGAAGGGGGTTGGTAAGGGGGTTGGTAAGGGGGTTCGGTAGTCATAACGATAGTATCAGAGACATAGATAGGGGGTTGGTAAGGGGGTTGGTAAGGGGGTTGGTAAGGGGGTTGGTAAGGGGGTTGGTATCCTGATTTATTTTTGAAACCTTCAACTTGACTGTTAATACTATGTCTTTGACTAACATAAGCAAACTTGGAAGACCCCGACAATTCAGGTTCAACATCATTAAATTGTTTATTGAGTAGAGCCATTAAAAAATCTAATCTGTCTTTATCTGACTCAAGTTCTATTACTACCTCGTAGTAACTTCTATAAAAGTTAAACGCTTTTCTATTTTTCATTTTATCTGTTTTTTAATAAGTATAGGGGGTTTATCAAAAAGAATCAATATCACAAAATTTTTTTTAAGAATGGGACTATTTATTATTATGGAAGAAAAGAAAATATGTAAAGCCTGTGGTATTGAGAAACTATTTAAGGACTTTCAAAAAAACCTAAAAATGAAATCAGGTAGGACTAACTGCTGTAAGAAATGTATATCAATAGGTAATAGAATTAAAGACCCAAATAAAGCATCCGCCCAAACGCAATTAAAGTGGGAGAAAATGAAAGATACTACAAGTAAGTTATCACCAGCTAAACCAGAAGATTATCGTGTCTTATACGAGTTCCTATCGGTTATGGGATACGATGTTAATCAGGATGTACACCAACAATTCTTGGATAAGTGGAATGCTGGTGTCAAAGATAAACCCATGAAGTATAAAAAACGAAATGGTAATTCATTGAATATCTATCTTCCCAACGGTGAGAGAAATCCATTACACAAAAAGTATAAGTTATTGGAATAAAAAAACCCCACCGATTAAGATGGGGTTTGATGAACTATACACAACCTAATTAGATAACCTTACCTATCCATAGTAGAGCGTAGATAACGAATATTATTCCAAAGAACACTAATAATCCAGAACCACCTTTTTTTGTTTCAGCACCTTGTAACTTGGTGATGTACTCTTCTTGTTCTCTAATTCCTTTAAGACACTGTGACTCAAGGATTTCATATTCTCTCTTGGTAATTTTAGAACTTTGATAAGAAGCTTTGGCTGTCTCCAAGATGTTCTTAAACTTATCAAGACCTACCTCATGTTCGTTGATTAGAGATTGTCTCTTTAAGTCAATCTGTGATACCTTTGGTTGTGATGGTGCTGTTACAGCGTTTGCTGCTTTTCTACCTAATGTAAGACCGAAGCCTCTTACCATTGAATTTACTAATGTGTTTCCCATAGTGTTTGATGTTCAGTATACCTGTCCCCGATTTAAGTTGTGTGTTAAGTTAATTATTCTGATTCGTCATTAAACAAATCTATTTCCCATTCTTGAGCTACATAGATGAAATCATCCCATAAACTTTCAGACATTAAACCACTGTATTTCCAGTTGTCAATGTAGTTACATATCTGTTCCCAATTTTCTTCAATCTGTTCAACTGTAAATTCTTGTTGATAACGCTCATTGAAATAGTTACAAATAGATTCGGGAGTAAAGGTAATTGTGTGTGTCATAATTGTTATATTGTTTTTACAAAGGTAAGGAATTATTCTAATTCTTCGGTCATTATTTGAAAAAGATATTCAAATGGATTGTCATAAGTTTCTACTAAAAACTTTCGTAGTTTTTCAATAGTGTTTATCTGACCATTGTCTTCCATCCACTCTTGAGCCCATTCTGAATCCCATAAAGAGAATCTATCTATAAAATCTTGTACTGTCATATATTTTTTCATATTCGTTATTTTTTACAAAGGTAAGGAATTATAAGTACTCTACAAAATAAACTTCGTTCTCATCCCAAAAGTCACAGAAAATATCATAAGAATTTTCAGGGTTGGTCATAATCTTGAAGTCAGGACAATCCTCAATCTTATAGTCATAATGCTCTTCGTGAGTCAATTCTATGACTTGGTTGATTAACTCCTGTAATACTTCAGAGGTTAACACAGTATCTGTTCTACCTGCGATTGAGATACATAAGTAAGAAAACAACATGTGTTGTCCGTAATTTAATTTAGCTATAGTTTCCATATCTGTTATTTTTTAATTGTGAAGTGTAAAGGTAAGGAATTATTTTGACATTGCCTCAAATAAATGGTCTTGAGCGAATCCACATTTTCTACCCTCGTTAAGGATGTGTTCTCTGATTTTTTTGTTGGAGTCAATTTGTTTAACAGTCATCTTGTAATCGTAGAACATACGAGGTAATGTAGATGACTTGTAGTTTGCCATAATAAACTCAACAGTGGTGTTGTAACCTTTTTGATAGAACTCTAAATTTGATTCAAGTTGTGCGATAGTCATGATATGTAAGGGTTTAATTGTTGAACAAAGGTGGTGATTTATTCTGATACTGCCAAATCTAATTCTTTAATTAAGTGAAGGTGTTTTTTACCTATAACATATTTCGCAATATATCCTTCATCATCCCATAACTCAAAATAGAAATCTCCGTTGGATAATATCTGTGAATTTGTGGTAGTGTAATCTAAACCTTTAGATAAAATGTGTTGACCTCTCTTAAGTTCGTTATCTCTCCAACAAGGTGTGTTCTCTAATGTGATAAAATATTTCATGATGTCTATTGTTTTAATTGTGAGGAACAAAGTACGGCAATTATTTTGATTCTGCCAAATCTTTTTTTATTTCAAAAAATCTATTATAAGCATAATCTTCGGTCATCAATTCTACTGCTTGTATCATTGTAATACCAAGCGATTCAGCCAAGACAAAAAAATCAACGCCCGCATTGATTAGTTGACAAGACCTTAAATACTTAACATGTTTTGGAGTTTCTTTTTTCATGGTGTGTTTCTTTAATTGTGAGGAACAAAGGTATATAATTATTCTGATTCAGCAAAATAATATTCTAATTTAATTGGACTTGATGCTTCAGTATCTAACAGGTAAGACCAAGTCATGAAGTCGCGAACATACAACATATTGTATTCCTTGATAATCCACCAATACTTGTTCAACCAATCAGAATACCCATCGTCATCCATTAACAGGTCTTCAACATACATGAACTCTCCAATATCCATACGACCTTTTTCTATTTGGTCTTCTAAAAATTCAATCAATCTTGATTTGATTTGTGTAGCTAAATTAACTTTCATAATGTGTGATGTTTTTAATTGTGAAACACAAAGATAGGTAATAGGAATTTACCAGCCAAAATTATTTACAAAAAAAAACCCCCATCCGAATGATGAGGGTGAGTGGGGTAATAATGGCATATAGAACCCCCACTACTTAAACCATGAACATATCTATAAATATTTAGGTATTCAATTATACTTCACTAATTTTTTTCTTTTCTTCGTTGATGTGTTTCTCCATCTTCTCAAATCGGGTTAATACTTCTTTGGTTGGTCCGTTGATGGCGAAGTCCACCATCACATCTGTTGATAGGGCGATTAGTAATAGCGATGGACACATTCCACAATCAGTGAAATACTTTTGTACTAAATGTGATTGGTTCTGAAATACGATAATTTGGTCTTTTGTTCTGCTCATGATTTTTATATTTTATTTAATTGTTCGTGAAATTGATTCCAAGTGCCTTCCTCAATCATAATCTGTTTACGACTTTTACGATATTGTTTTCCCGCCTCATTAAGAATGAATTTATGGTCATCAAAATAATGTTCTCCACCAATTATTGCTTGGCAAACTATATCAATAGCACATTCTATTTTATCATCATCGTCTTCAATAGAATTGATAAATTGGAATACTTGGTCTTGTAATTCGTCTAATCGTTGTTGTTGTTCTTGAGTCATGGTGTGTGATTTTTTAATTGTGAGGTGTAAAAATAATACTTTATTTTGAATCTGCCAACATTTCTTCGTATGCCGCATATTCAGCCTCATACTGTCTCTCTCTGATGGATTTATAATCCATGTCAAAGTCATCAGGGAATGTGTAGACATCCTCTTCTAATAAATCTTCTAATAATCTTTTAATTTGTCCCATAAGTTATATTGTTTTTATACTTAAATATAGGTATAGGGAACTATACTATCAAGTATAAAGCAAAAAAAAGTCAGGATTTTTTAGGTCCTGACTCATATAATTATTTAGTGCGGATGAAAAACAATAGATAAAATGGGAGTAAAAAATAAAAACAGCATCACCCACACTTCTTAATTATAAATAATAGTATCTTGGTAATCAATAAATATTTTATTTTTTCTCCAATTCTTTGAGTTTCCTCTCTGCCCATCCAAGTGCAGGTTCTCCACCCCAAGCATCATACATAAGTTTTCCACATCCATCTTTATATGATTTTGATGATTGTAAATCTACCTTATGTCTTGATAAATAAGAGTACATTCTCTTGATTGTATCTACTGATATGTTAGCACCTTTAGATAAATCAGTCGCTCTACCACGACCTATATTCGTTCCACATGAACCCCACCCATTCTTTTCAGCATAATCAACAGCTCTCTTTGCCATAATCTTAACTGATTCAGGATAGTCATTGTATGTGTCGGCAAAATCTTCTTTGCTTGGTGCGTTGTCGTATCCACACTTATGACAGATGAATGGGTCATCACCACCATCTTTAATCTGCCATTCCCATCCACACTCATCACATTCTACATAACCTTCAACAGACATCTTTTGTGCCTTTGGATGGTCTTTTGGTAGTAAGTCAAAGTCAGTATCATATTTGGGGTTTTCAGGTCTTCCATTCTTCAATAGATACAGGAACGCATTTACACGAGCATAAGCCCATTGTTCTGATGATTGGACCTTTGGTGAGTGTGAAGTATTATAGGCTCCTAATCCTCTTTGAAATACAGATTTAAGTGAACCTAATGTAGCACGACCATTCTTGGTGTTACTATCTTTTTCGTTAAAGTCATCAACTTTTTTTTGTAATGTTTTTTCTTGTTCGGCTGTAACTACGGCACCTCTCTTACCAGATGCTTTACCTTTGGCAGTTCCTTCACCTTGAGGGTCTTTGTTTGGGGTATCACTCTTTGGTGCTTTCTTTGATTCTTTAATTCCACCTCTTGGTCCTATTTCAGCAAATTCATCCAATCCTTCCATAGAAACTGGTTCAATAATTAAATTGTCCTCATCTTCAGATAGAACAATAGGACCTGATGGTGCAACAACTTTGGATGCACATCTAGCGTAGGCTTCTTTATAATCTAATCCTTGAGCTCTCTTCTTGGTAATACAATCTCCAAGAATAGTTCCCTCCACATCCTTCTCACCGAATGCTTCCAATCTTGACCAATATTTGTAATAGGAATTGAATGCATTTAGACACTGACCCATTCTCTCTTTCATATCCTTAAATTGTTCTTTCATCTTTGGATGAGCAGAACATCTCTGAAGATACTTACCCCTGTTCTCGGTCTTATTTGGAGTTAATACAAATACCTCATCCACCTCATTAGAGACCGATACAGACATCTTTTCATCAGCAGCCTTATAACATATCGCTGCGGCTTGTTCTTGTCCGTATTCGTCTATAATTGACGAAATACATCTTGATACAAACAGGTCCTTATCTTCGTTTTTTTCTCTTGAGGGTACAGGCATTACTTAACTTTTGATTTTAGTGATTTGTTCTCTTCATGAAGAATATCTATCTTTTTCTCTAACTCCTGAATCTTAATATTTAATGATTCAATTTCAGTTTTCAAATCTCTTATAATTTGTGCGTATAAATTTACACTTAACTCAAGGTTCTTTAATACAACTGAATCAGTTTCAGCGTTGGTTCTTCTCTTACCCGCAAACCACGCAACAAGACCAGTTATAGCGTTAGATAAAAATAGTAATATAGTTTCGTTCATAATAAATTATTTAGTAACCCCAAAGACAAGCATATTCAGGACCTGAATAATATCCAATACCAGCTTTCTGCATTCCTGTGGCAATATCATAACCTGAAAATCTACCAAGTGCTAATTCAACACCACTAAAATAATTCTTACCCAAATGTGGTCTCATTCCATTCTGTGTTGAATAGTTAAAGACAGACGGATATAAGTTTGAGTTCCAAATAATTTGTTCAATCATTCTTTGCTCAAAGAATTGAGACCTGTCATTAGCTGCCGTCTGCATGTATTCCATCTCTTTGATGGTTACAGTATTCTCGGCACCATTAACAATACCATTATTTTTGATTCTCATGAATACAGATGGTAAACACTCTGCGTATGCAGCCCAAATCAATAATGGTTGAGCGAAATATTCAAGGAAGTTTAAGTTGTTTGTACTCAAGTTTGAATTTATAACACCATCTAAAAGTTCTAAATAATATTTTCCACCAATGATGTATTCTAACTTTGTTTGCTGTACTACTGAAATGAACGGCAATAAAACTGCTGAAGTAACATTTTGGTCAATGTCCGTAAAGTTTTTAATTTTCTGCTCACTTATCAGTAAGACATTTTGAGGAATTAGTGCTGACATATTATACTATGGTTTCGTTTTTTGCTTCATCAACGGCAACATCCTTATTCACATCAACTGTTTCAATCGGTGCTGCGTCAGGAACTGTAACCATTTGGAATTGTTTAATTTCAATCTCGGCAGGTTTGTTATCTCTTAATCTTAATAGTTTCTCAAATATTTTTTTAATCTCTTCTTGAATTGGATAAATAACCAAATGTTGGAAGTGATTTTGTGCTGCTAAATGGTCAGGTGTTCCTAATGCACCAGGTGTTCTAATACCCAATAATTCAGGTGAACTAATTTGGTGAGATGTTAAGATGGACTCTTGAACTTTCTTTGATAATTCAATAAACATATTATCAGTTCCATTTGGTTGAATGGTTGTAATTTCAGGAGCTTCTTCTTTTGAATTGGCAAAGGTCAACATTAACTTTCCTGGATTATTGCTTCCACCATATTTTGCTGTAAGAGTTTGATAAATTTCTTCTCTTTGTTCAGGGGCAGGTATTCCTGAATTTAAGGAAACAAATAACGATGGTTGTAGACCATTAACAATATTTGAATGGAACCAGTTATATATTTCAACCTCTGTTGAAATTGATGTTGCGCCTCCCCAATATGTAGGGGTTGCATAATATTCATTACCTGGTGAGTGTGTTGTATAATAAAATACTTGAGATGGTTCATCAGCAATAAAATTCATTGCTGGTAGTTTTCTTGGTGGAAACTTTTTAATGTTTGCCCAATCAGATGAATAATAATAATTGTTTACATGGTCATTAAGGTCATTTCTCTCGGCTCTTAATTTTGAGGTATCCATTGAATAAATTTCAAACCCTAAATCTCTATCATTTTTATAAACGATATTCAAACTAAATGCTCCATATAAAATAAAATCTAAACAAGCTTTATTCCAAACATCAAAGATAGAATCACCCAATGAATTAGCCATCATAAGACGATTATTGTCCCCATCCTTCAACGATATTTCCTCTCCCCTAACACCATACCACTTTGACATTACAGACGCTCTATGAGTCGGAGAACTATTGTATAAACGAATTAACTCTTGAGCGGCTAAATTTGAAGGACCATAGAACACCCATGGCGTTCTGTTATTATAACCTGGCTGTTCTTCAATTATAGGAACTCTGGCTTGTACTCCACTGAATACTCTAAATAAATCTTCGTTAATTTTTTGTTCTTCCATATCTATAAATATATTATTTTGGTGTGTTAATCATTAAGTTGTACAAGACCCGTTATTTGTTACAACTAAAGATGTACAGTTTGAGGTACAAGTATAACTTGTTAAACATCCTGAATAATCACCACCTGGTATAATTGATGTTGTATATGTGTTTCCTCCACAATCAGTAACAGTTAATCCATGACCAATACCTGATGATGTTGAGAATGAGTAAGATGTTGAACCTGAACATGGTTCAGAAAATCCTTGGTCAGTCCAAGTAATTGTACCAGTACCTGATGATTTAGTTGGAGCTCCTGACCTTGAATAAATGGTCATAGTACCAGAGTTTGAACTTAATAATCTTAATACTCCTCCTATGTTATTACATTGAGTATAACTCCAAGTTTGACCGTTACCACCTGCGGTTACTAATCCTGTATATCTCTTACAGAATTGTGCACCTGAAGGAGTTGGAGTTGGAGTTGATGTAGGACCAGGTGTTCTTGTTGGTGTGGATGTTTGAGTTGCAGTTTGAGTATTTGTAGGCGTTTGAGTATTAGTTGTTGTTACACTTGGAGTTGGGGTAGCAGTTGCCGTAGCCGATGGAGTCGGGGTGATTGTCCATAAACTATAAGCCCATTTTCTTTGTAAGTAACTTAATATCAATGCATGTTCCGCCGAAGTAACTGTTCTGTTATAAACCAATACCTCATAGATAGTACCTTGACTATCCGCAGATATATCACTCATTCTAACACCATTCATTGTTGTACCAGCACTGAATGTTGATGTTGATGATGGAGATGTTCCATTTAATTGACCATCTGCACTTACTGAATTTCCACTTACCCATAATAAACTGTATGGATAATCAAATCTTGAAGTCCAATTATTAAATGCGACTTTTCTACTTGGTGTTCTCGCTTCAACAGTATTTATGTTTGTGTATTGAGAAGATACTCCCTCTCCATTATTTGTGTCTATTGAGAATTGAAGAGAGTTATTATCGTTTTGATTATATGATACAATATAGGTTGTATTACCTGATGGAACAGCCGTATTTGTTGAACCACTTAAGTTTACACCAATACCTGCGAATGATACCCCTGAATAAGGTAATCCATTAGCGTATTGAATTAACTGTGGTTGTAATGAAGTTGTGGCTTGTGTTATAGTAGCTCCTGTCTTACCTGACCATGATGTTACATAAGTAGTTGAACCAGATACTCTTGTTGAATATGTAGTTGAATCAGATGCATCAAACCATTGAAATAAATTAGGAACACTTAATGGGTCAAATGGTGGAGTAGTCGGAGTTGGACTCGGAGTACTTGTCATTGTGTTTGTAGGGGTAGGTGTTTGAGTGGCAGTTTTAGTTGGTGTTGCACTATTTGTAGGCGTCTGTGTTTGAGTCGCTGTGTTAGTCGGAGTAGGAGTTCTACTTGCAGTATTTGTAGGAGTTTGAGTAGCGGTGTTAGTTGGTGTGTTAGTTGGCGTTTGTGTTTGAGTTGCAGTTGTTGTATTTGTTGGGGTCTGTGTTTGAGTCGCTGTGTTAGTCGGGGTTTGTGTTTGAGTAGGAGTTTGAGTAGGAGTTTGACTTTCTGTTGGTAATGGTGTGGAAGTTTGTGTTTGAGTATTAGTAGGCGTTTGTGTTTGAGTGGTAGTATTTGTTGGCGTAGGAGTAGGTGTTCCTGTCTCTGTTTGAGTAGGAGTTGATGTTAATGTTGTGGTAGGAGTTGGAGTTTGGGTTGATGTTTCAGTAGGAGTATTGGTTGGTGTTGCAGTGTTAGTCGGAGTGTTAGTCGGAGTAGGAGTATTGGTTGGTGTAACAGATGCAGTTGGGGTTGGTGGATTCAACTCATTTGGAGCGAATATATAGTTAGAGTTGAACTCGTTATTTGATATAAATTCAACATAGTATTCATTTGTGGTATCTGCTGAAACAACAATAACAACCGCTGTACCATATTCAACTGCACCATCTGATAATGATGGATTCAGATTTCCTGAACCTGATGGCTGTTGGTAAATTACATAGTTATACTGACCTTCAAAAGGAAACGCAATCTCACCTAAACCTTGTCCTTCAATAAATTCAAACTCATCATATCTACTTTTTGATGTAGAGATGTCAGTCGGAATAAATCTAACTTGTTGTTTTGAAAAAATATGTGTGAAAGAGAATAACCACTCTGGGTTTGGTATTGTTGAGTTCTGTGATACAGTTACAACAAGGGAATTTCTCTGTGCGGTTTTTATTATCAGCATATAACTATAAATATAACAAAGGGGGCTATTAACCCCCGATGTTAAATATTGGTTTTATTATCCTTGAACAGTAATACCTGTTGTGATTGAACTCAATGAACCAGATAACTGATTCATTGGATTTGGTTCAAGATATTGGAATGTCATATTATAACCATTTTGGTCTCCTAATGCCTTTCCAGTTACTGAAGTACCAGCACTGATGAAACATCCGTATGTTTGACCTAAATAGAAGTATTGACCATTATTATCTTCAGCCACGATTGCTAATTGTTGAGATTGAGCAAGTGTCTTTAAGATATTTCTTTTGTCTTGACCAAGTTTGTTGAAATAAGTTACGACCTCACCTTGATAGAACACAGTACCATTTTCCAAAGAAGCGTTAACTGTCTCTGTTAATTGTGATGATGTTCTAATCAATTGAAACTCATAAAATGTTCCTGTTCCTGATATTGCTGTGATAGTATCTCCAGTTGAAGATGTGATAGAAGTCACATTAGTGTAGTCGGTAATCCACATTGTCTTTAGACCACCTGTATTATCTCTACATCCTAATTGTATTCCTGCACTTAAATTACAAGCCATGTTAGTATAAATTTATTAGTTGCGTTTATTTGTTTTAAGAAGGAGGGGACTAATCCCCTCCGACCAATATGTTTGGTTTAAGATAAACCGTTAGTCACAAAGAATTGAGGGAAAGCAATAGCTGTTCCTAATTTCCATGCTGCCATGATTCTCACTTCTTGGAAATCTTGAGACCACCAAGCTCTGAATGAATCCTCATCAGAAGCTAAATCAACACCTACAAGGAAGTATTGTTGAGCACCTAATACGATTAAGTTAGAACCATTCAATCCTGGTACACCTACTACTTTGTAGTTAGTTTGAGGATGGTAAACAGAATAAACTGAACCTAATTTATTTTCAGAACTGTCAATATAGAAGTTGTTAACATTTCTAACTGCAGTTAAGTAACACTTGAATTGTGTTTGAGACATGAAGATGATGATATCATCTCTATCGTAAACATCAGCAGACATTGATGTGATTAAATTGTCAATTTGAGCTAATACATTGTTAGCTTTTTCAGTTGCGTTAGAACCTGTTACAGAACATAAAGCAGTTTGACCTGTTAATTTAACACCACCATCAGCAGTATAAGATGCAGAACCAAAGATTTCTTTGAAACCAGAGAAAGTATTAGTACCACTTGTAGCACCCCAAAGTAAATTCTCGTTGTATCTTTTGATTTGTTTAGTTTGTAAGTCAATGATTGCTTGCTCAAATGGAGCGTTCTCATTGTATGAACCCGCATTTAAGAATTGTCCTAAATATAAAGTATTTAATTCTTGTAAACATAATGAAACATTTGTTTTTAATGATTGAACTGTTACTGGTGCAACTGTGAAAGTTACATCACCTGCATCGCTCCATCCGCAAGTTGTTCCTGTTTGTACAGAAAGAGTTTCAGATAAAAGGTTCACATTTTGAGTTCCTTTAATACCTGGAATTACATTAACATACTCCATCGTTACTGGGGTTAATACCGCTTCACTGATGATATCTGAATTTAACTGGTCAACATAAGCTGATAGACCACCTAAATCATAGTTAAAATTCATTTTTGAAAGATTTTTTTTCATCTTATTATTTTTTTATTTTGTTTTATTTATTGAGACATTTTCTCTCTTAATCTTCTCATACCTTCCAACTTCGTTGAATGAGATAGAGAGAATGATTCTTGGTTTATTGTTGGAGTTTTTGTAACTCTTGAACCCGCTGGTTCGTTAGAGAACTTTTTGAATTTAGCTTCAAGAACTTCGTTCTTTCTTGCCATGTCATCAAGTTTAGTTTCAAGACGCTTGATTGTAATTGCGAATGCTTCAGCAAGAGCAGTAAATTCTTCTGCCTTTTCTTCAACATTTTCTCTTTGGTCAATCTTACCATCTTTAACCATAACTCTAATTTTTACTTCGTTACCTTCCGAATCTTTTAATTCCACTTGGTGTTCACCATCTGGTGCAGGTATTTTTGACCCATCCTCATTAACCACTTCAATAGGTTCACCAACATCAAATGTTGGGGACTCTAATTTAAGGTCTCCTGATTTAGCTTCAACGAACTCACCACCTCTTGCTTTTTCATTAGCAATTGATTGCATTCCTTGAATAGCACCACCTGCGATTTGCATAACTTTTCCGTCTGCTGTCTCGTAAGCTCCATCAGCGATTGCTGATAATGTGCCGTCATAACCTACTTTTTTAATCCTAACTCCAACTTCTGCAGAATCGCTACCGATTCTTAACACTCCGCCGTCTTTAAGTTTAATATCACCGTCTTCCATTGGAATTTCCATTTCTTCCGATTCAGCCATTGATTCGTCTTTGATTGCTTCTTTCTTTTTCTCTGCTTCAATTTTGGCGTCTTCCGTTTCACCGTAAGATTGGTCACCCATTTTGATTTTAGAGACAGAACCCATCTCATCAACTTCAATCTCTGTACCGTCTTCCATTTTATGAATTCCTGCTGGTGCTGGAATCATGCCCTCGTCAGTAACAACATAAAGAACTTTTCCTACTTCCAAATCGTCTTCCATTTTCATCGCAACACCTTGTTCAGTTTTTGCTTCAAAAAATTTGTGGTCATTGAAATTTAGAATAGTCATTATCTTTTTGATTGCTTCTTTACTTGTCATAATCTGTAATTGATTTAAGTAATTTTGTTATTTGGTTTATTTGTTTGTCCTCCATTGAGAACACTGATTTCTCCGCGAACAATCCTTCAACGGAATATCCTGTTAGAGCTTTATCTTTAATTAGTTTCCACACCTTGTCATCGTTTACCTTCATAGAAACAAACCATGTTCCTTCTGGTAACTCAAATCCATACTTGTGGGACTTATCGTAGATTGGGTCTTCAGACACCCATGATTCAGTTATAAATACTTTTTGACTACCCAACTTCAAACCATTGTGTTCTATTGAGGTCTCGTCAGTTCTTTTTTCTTTTAAGAATTTGTCTGCCATTTTCTTGATAGATTCCTTTGAGAAAAATACATAGTATAAATTCCCCAAGTCATCGTATCTGTGTATCATTCTGTTTGGCACCATAGCGGCTCCAACGATGATTTTCTTCTCCTCATCAATTACAGAGAATACCATTTTCTGACTTTCAGGAACGGTTGTTCCATCTGATGTTTGTTCAGAGAAATTACCTGTTCTTGGTTGACCTGGCTTCCATTGGTTTTCAGGATTTTTTGAATTGATTGTTGCTTCAGTTCTTGTATCAGGTTGAAGGTTTGCACCTAACCCTTGAGTATCTTCCAATCCTCTTGTAGATGAACCACTATTGATGATTGTTCCTTCTTTCTTGTATATCAATCTAACCCACTGATGGCGGCAGTTATATGAACCCCTCCATGTGAATATTTCATAGAATCCAAAATCAGGATTGGCAACAGAATCAGTTAATTCATCAATGTCTTCAATTCTATAAACTCTGTTAAACGATAACAT